CTTCGGTAATTATAGCCATCTGTGCTTTGTAAGCATATTTTTGTGCCAGAATTTCTCGTAGTTTTATGAGTTCAGAAAAGAATACTTTACTATACCATGGTTTTTTCACACGGCTATGTGTATGCAACTGGCCTAAATCATTGCGCTTTGAATAAAAGCTTTCACCTAAATCATTGCGGCTTCCTGCTGTCATGCCTCGGCCTACACCCATATCGACATATTTACCGTAATACTCGAACGTGAATGTTACTAAATCAACATCGCCGTTGGCTTGAGTATTTACGTGTTGCGCAAAGCTTTTAGCAAGATTACCGGTACGGCCAATTTTTAACAGGTCGATTTTTCGTTCCCAGCGCTCGATAACGATATCTGCCCAGGCTTCGACGGTTAAACCGAGATTTGTGTTTTCGGCCATTTTTACAGGCTAAAGTTTTCGTTAACCATGATGTAGCTGAAAGAAAAGCCGTGGTAGTTTTCGACGAGCGGACCAACACGCTGGTAGTCGATGCGGGAGCGGTCGAACCCATAAACAGGGTCGCCAAAGTTTTGGGCATCGGCCATCATTTGTTTGAATATTTTAAGAGCAATGGTTTTGCACTGGTTTTGTACCAGCTTCCGGCTGGCACTGTCGTTGATTTTTGCGCGGCCAACCACGTAGAAAGTACGGAACCCGTTATCGACATTGCCATGCCCGAGATTGAGGTAGCCATCGTCATCGTCTTCGACGAGCAGCATGAAGTCTTTTTGGCTGCGTATTTGCTCCAGGGTTTCTTCGAGTTCGCGGAGGCCGCTGATGCGGTGGATTGCCTGTATCTCAGGAACCGGCGTTGGTTCGAGCTGCATGAGCGATAAGAAATATTGATACTGGTCGAACATGGTTATTTTGTTTTTGGTGCGTGCTCAATTTTCAGGTTTAACTCGTGAAAACATTCGTGCACGTGAGTTTTGAAAATTTTTTTATTGTTGGTAACGTCGCCCTGGTTGAGGGCAGAGAGCAGGTTAAGAATGGTTTCTTCGGGCGATGTGCCACCTTCGGAGCCGGAACTGCCTGTGAAAATGTATGGATACTTGATGGCGAGGAATGATTTAACGCCGGTGAACCACAGGAAAACGGCGTATTTTTCGGCTTTTGACGGCCATGCAAACAACCTTTGGCGGTGGTAGAACTGCTGAAAAAGCTGGTTGATGTAGCTGAATTTTTGGGTCTCGATGTATGCCTGATAATAATTGTCGGCTTCGAGAAATGTTTCGAGAGTAACGTAGTAAAGCCTGTGATTAACGTGTGAGAACCCTTTTATTTCGGGCAAACCTGCAGGCAGGGCAATTCCTTCGGTAATCCATTCGAGCTTTTTAACCAGGAAAGTAAACCTGTCGGCATCGATGTAAAACTGCAGAAACCCTTTTTTAAACCAATATTGTTTTTTTCCTTCGATTGTGATTTGTGGCCTTCGCATAAGTTTCCATCCGGAGAAGAGAAAAAAGCACCGTGCCAGGAAATCGGATTTTTCGCAATGGCTTAAAAACAGCCTTGCCAGTTGTACCAGTTTTCCGGGTTCAACCTGGTGCCAGCCTGATGGTAATGTGAGGTCGATTTTCATGATTAAAATCCTGCCCTGAACATTGGTTTTTCGATGGTGTTTTTTTCGATGGTACTGGCCAGAATCTGGGCGTATAAATCGCTGTTTGCAAAAGCCGGGTAACTTTCGGGACTAACAAGCAGCGCCTTTCGCACCTTGAGCAGGTATGACCAGGCTGTTGTTTCGTTACCGGCAACATAGTTGGCAAAAGCAAAGCGGATATTTTTCAGAATTGCCTGGTTTGTTTCGGTGAGGTCGTCGTCGCGAAGTTCCTCTATGATTTCATCGGACAATTCGGGGCTGATGACCGGTTCTATTTTGAGATGAATAACATCGAGCATAGCGGGCAGTGCTTTGATGAAATCCATGCGCGTTCCATCGAACGGGGCATAGCGCCTGAACTCGCGCAGAGTGTGTATGTAAGTTTCGGTGAGCAGTGAATAGGTTTGGGAGCTTTTCCAGGCCTCGTGGTAAGCGCTGTTTTGCTCCAGGTATTCAAGCAGCCTTTCAATGGTATCGGAAAGCCAGGCTTCGACACCAGCTTTAAGGGCTTTAACCCTTTCTGGCGAAGCAGGCGCCTTTGTATCAGTCCGGGTAACTGCAAAACCGGCTTCGGTTTCAATAAGGTCGAAAAACGGGATTCCGGAAAGATACGCTTTGTTGGCCACCACGCTTTGGCAATGGGCAAGCAATTGTTCGTTTCCTTCGGTTTCAAGAAGCTCATACAGGGGAGCGCCTGTAATTTCGGTTTTGAGCCATTCTTCGGCTTCCATTAAGAAGGTTTCGTATTTGCCAAACTCTGACCCGACAATTACAGGGACGAGTTGTTTCATTCGGTCGATTGTATTTACCAGCATGGCTTTTATTCTTTAGTGGTTTCCTGTTTTCCGGATTTGTTTTGGTCGAGCGTTGTGAATTCGATATCGGGCACTGCAAAAACGATATCTGCAGGCCATTCGTTGAATCGTTTTATTAATGTGAGCGGACGAAGGAGCCTGTCGCGGAAAGGTTTCATAAGGGCTTGTTTAATCATGAAGCGTTCGCGTTTGTCGGTTCCTGACATGCCCCCGGTTTTTTTGCCCGGCATATCGAGGTCAACGGCCATTGCATAACTTAGAATTGAGTTTACCTCGGCGCTGTCGTCGATGAATTCGCCACCTTCTTTTGCAACATCAACCGACACCACTTCGATGTACTTTTCTTCTTTCGCACCCTGTGAGGAGTGGATCATTTCCTTGAGGGAAACTATGCCTTTACCGGCTTTGTCGGACCCGGTAAGGAAATCGGAAAACATTTGATGCTCCTGGTCGATACGGGCTGATACAGCTTCATGGTCGTTTTTGTCGATGCCTTCCTGTTTGAAAATACTTTCGAAGTACTTAGGCGAAAGGTAAATGATGTATTTAACACCGAACCGGTTTTTCATGAGGGCTTTTTTTGCTTCCGGGATCATAACTGAAAAGTCGTACCAACCGCTTTGGAAGATGCTCCACCAGGGAGTGCGCTGGTAGTAAGTGCGCCCGGGCGACGGGAAGTTGACCGGGACTATGAAGCGTGGTTCGCTGGGTCGGGTTTTTTTGTATTCGTTTAGGCTGGCCAACGGGTTAAAGCGGTCGAGAACTTCGGAAACTGTAATGTTTTCGCGGGATGGTTTATCGTTCCATTTAGCCGAATAGTAGTGTTTTGTTATGCGGCCATCCTTTTTATCAACCTGCCCCCAGCGGCTAAATGCAGCTTCTTTGCTGCGCAGGCTTACTATTTTTTTTAAATCGTTACTGAGGATGATCTCCGGGAAAACATTGTAAAATACTTTCAAATCGATGAGCTGTTCGAGGAAATAGCCATTTATGTCGTTATCGTCGAAAAAATTGAGAATTTCGTCGTTGTCAAAAACTTCTTCGTAGCCCTTTAGTTTTCCGTTTTCCAATATGCGGCGCATTGGTTTAATGCCCGTTCCGTAACCTACCAGCACGTTAAATTCGATATTGGCGGAAACCACTTCGCTTTTTTCCACTTTTTCGATAATGTTGGCTGGCATGTTGTTGTCTTCGCCCCAGGGAACTATTTTATAACCGTCGATTGTTTTAATTGTTTCCGGCTCTGTAAACAGTTCGCGCGAGGATTTCATTGCAATTATTGCCTTTGCCTCCGGCAGGTATGTTAACCCGCCAATTGATATTGTTTTCATAGCATCACCTCCTGTTTGTTGAATTGGGTAATTGTGCATCGGCGTATTTTGCGGATTTCGCCACTTGGTAGGAACTTGATGTTCATGGTTCGCCCATTTGAATGGAATGATGTGCAGACGGCTTTTTTTGCTAAAACCTCGTTACCTTCTTTTGCCGTGAACTTGATTGAAAATTCGGTTCCGGCAGGCTCTACAAGTTTGTTTATTTGTGAAATGTGCAGCATTGCCTTTTTTTATGGGCAATGTAGTAAGAGGGGGAAGCATGGGAAAGGACATATCAATGAATAAGTTTACTCACAGCAAATTCAAAAGCTTCGAGGCTTTTCTTTGCGCGGTTCAACAGTACCTTCCTTTTTGTTTCGTTATTAGTTGCAATTTTGGCGAGTAATTCTCTTCCTTTTTTGATTAAATCCTTCAAATCTGAATCCATGTCCGTTAGCTTTAAATTAAAGGCCGTGTGGTGCTAACGGACATTTCGCGTACACGATGCAGTCGGTTGGGACTTTCACCCATACTCACGGCCCAATACAATCACTGCATCGGTGTACTATTTAAATGTCGTTAGCGGGATAAAGGTAATAAGGATTTATGAATATAAAGTAAACTACTTTTTATTCTCTAATTCATACAACAATGAACCTGGTTGAGGCTTAGTTAATTCATGTATAATATTGGTATTTGTAATCGTTAATTCCTCTAAGTCTTTTATTCTTTGCTTTAATGAATCTATTTGTAGTTCCATTATTTCTTGATTTTTTTGAATTTCTGTTATGCTCTGTTTGCTTTCAGAACAACTGAATAGAACAATCATTAAAAACAACGCAGCTAATATTTTTTTCATTTTTAATCAATTAATGTTTATATAGTTTGTTATTGAAACAAAAGTAAAGAAGTTTTAATTTGCACACACACCATCCCACACACGGGGCGCCTTGTTTAGAATCATTCTAATCATTTTAGCATATTACGAAAAATTCAGTGTCGGTAATTACCAAAATCAGACAGGGCGGCGCGGGGTGTTTACAGGTTCAAAGGGGGAAGAATAACCCCTTTGAATCTAATTTTTTTTTGTCTTTCAAAATGTTAACTTTTTTTAGGCTTTAAGAATCCGATATTTTAATTAAAATCCTATCCGATAACATTTTTGTCAAAAAATATTTTTTCGTCCATCCATTCAAGCGTAATAAATAAATAAACGAACATTATTGTACAATATCAAGATAATGAGGTTTTTACATTTGGTAAATATTTTTTTTATTCGTAAATTAGTGTAACGAAATGAGAGGGAAACCGCCCATTTCGGAGAATGTTTAACAATAAATTTTTAAATTATGACATCAAAAAGTAATGCTGAAAAGCAAGCGGGAAAAGGTGTGCCCGTTATGGAAGTAAAGAAAGCAGACACCGCCGAAGTAAAAGCCCTGACACAGGGACAACCAACAGTTGAAGAACTGCAAAAAAAGGTTGAGGAACTAACCACCAGGTTAAACGCTTTGCCGCAGGATCTAAACAGCCGGATCGAGTACTTTAACCAAAAAAAGGAACTGATCCGGAAACTTTCCAAGCTGGATTCAAACGCCCAGAGCCTACGCCAGCACCTTGATAAAATTGCAGAGGTGACAGCCAAAAACGATTTTGAAACCGAGGAATTTATTTTGAACATTGAAGCCGGTAACAAGTACAGCAAATCAATTGTTTTTGCCCTGCAAAACCCTGTTTTGATTGGTGAAATCATTTCTTATTTATTGGGAAAAGTGGAAGCGAAGATCGAGCAGTTGAAAAACGAGATCGCAGCCTGAAACAAAAAAGCGGGGAAACACTTTCCCCGCTTCTCAAAATTCAAATGTTTAACATTTTAAATCTTGACATCATGAGCAAAGGTAAAGAAAAAAGCCGTAAGGATCAATACATGGAAAACCGAAAAAAACTAATCGGTTTCAGTCAGGCGATCCGGATGGCAGTAAAAGAAGGAATTTACGACACCGTAAACGAGGGACTTCGCGAAATGTACGAAGAAAGCAACGAGGAAATAACCGAGTTTAACACCTTCAACCAGTGGAAAGAACAGGGGTACACCATCAAAAAGGGAAGTAAAGCGTTTTTATTTTGGGGGCAGCCCCGGAAAATTTCGCAGGTCCCGGAGGGAAGCAGCGAACCCGAGGAATTTAAATACTGGCCGATCTGTTACCTGTTTGCAGATACGCAGGTTTTTAAAGCCGATACCGAAAAAGCCGAAGCACAACCCGCCAACCGGAAGCCGGCAGAAGTTGAAGAGTTTGAAGAATCACTAATTTAAAACAGTACCACATGAAACAGAATTGCATTTTTATGATCGCTGATTGTTTCGACTGCGAAATGTACGATCCCGAATTGGATGAATGTTATCAGGATGAAGATTTGGGCGGAACTGGTCACGGTGATATTAGTTACTCTGACGCCGACCCCGGACTATAAACGATTTTTTTTACTTGCGCGCATAAGAGCCAGATATTTTTTCCGATATTTTTTGAGGTGAAGGGCTTAAAAAGACCTGAAAAAACGAGGGTTTGGATGTTGTACCGTAACAACGCCGCAGGGATAGCTTTTGGGCTATCCTGGGCGCGCTTGAAATGGTGTTCCGCGATTTTTGCATAATATGCAATTTTCATTGCATGAAACGCCAATTCCTTTCCATCATTGGCAATCGCTCTACCGGGTTCTGTTGTTTGATTTTTGCCGGTTCTCGTACCTGCGAACCTTACAAAAAATTCGCAGTTCAATTTGCATTTATTGCTCAAAATGTTGTAAATTGCTGAGATGTATAACTATAACTGGGCTTGGAAAAAATATTACAAAAATGGTTGGCCGGTTTTACTGGTGGTTTTTATAATCGCTCTCATTTATTGGATGCTTGAATCTGTATTTGGAATTAAGTTACCGGGTTAGTTTTTTTGCAACCTATCAGGTCTCCTACCAAGTTCTGTCATTGCTTTTTCGAATAGAACGTTCAGGTCTGATTTGCTTTCGCGGTCCTCAAAAAAAACGTTCACTTCTACTGCTTTCAGTATTTTCAGCCAGTTGTCGAGCGTTGGGCAGTATTTGAGTTGATACATCCGGCTGATGTTCGACTGTAAAAGCCCGGTTCGCTGGGCTATTACTTCCTGTGTGATTCCTTTTGATTTGGCAATTTCTGCCAAAAAAAGCACGAGGACTTTCCATGTATCCCCGTGCGGTGTAGTGTTATTCATTTTCTTTATTTAAAAGCCATTCGGCTAAAGTTTCCTGGTTGCTTTCGCTTCTGAGAATGTAATCGAAAGCTCTTTCCATTACCTCCTGATTACTGCTAAACCAATGACCTGAATTGTCATCCTGAAAATACTGTTCATCTTCGCCCCAGTCATCAATTAAATTGCTGTCTGTAGTTGTAACAGATAAATCTACATTTTCTCTCCAGTTGTCCTGGTTAGCAATTTCGCATGTAAGTTTCCAATGTCCGTAACCTGTTTTTCTGTAACCCAATGCATTTACGCTAAGATTTTTGGATTCAAATCCATTTTCAGAAAGAATTTTTTCTACTGATTCGCTTGTTAACCCGTTGTGATTTGAAATTGAAGTATTCATTTTTCTTTCGCCGTATTGCCCGGTTGCCGCCCGGTTTCTTATTGTTTATGTGTCAAAGATAAACAATATTTCAATACAATATATCATTTATGATATAAATATTTTATGTTTTTTAGCATATTATTTTTTCAACACGCCCATTCCAACGCCCCGGCCACCACCTTCATAAGGGTAAAAATTCATGCCTATAAACAACGTGTCAAATGCATCGGTGCCATCGGTGCGGTGTTGCAGCAGGTCTTCCTCCGTTTCGGCCAGCTTTTCACCGCTTTTGTCTTTCTGAAAACCGTATGGGCCAATTTTTACACCAGTATGTTGCATGGCCAGCACCAGAGCTTCGTTGTTGGGTTGGTTAATTTGCGGGAATAAGTACTTCTGCCCCTTGAATGCCTGGTCGAGCATAATGTATTTTTCGTGGTGTTTTATCGGGTTGCCAATGTGTACCCGGTTAACGGTCCATCCGTTTTTTTCGAACTGACTGCATATCACCGAAGCGAAGTCTTCCTCCGACACGGCATAGTTTGAACCCAGCGCCGTATTGTCGAAGTAATACACCACTTCTCGGGTGTGATGGAAGCGGTAGTAGTTGCAGAAATCGTTTACCACTTCGCGAAGTTTACGTTCATACTTCACGTAAAACGATTTCAGCACCTTCATTTTCAGTCCGTCCTTTTGCCCGGCAACTAACCAGTTTATATTGGCATTGTAATCGAACGCTACGCTGATGGGCCTGTCGAGGTTTACATCGCCATCCTGCCGGCAATCTGCCTGAGATGCTTTTTTCAGGTCGTAATCCAGGTTTTGCAAATAGCCGTTGTCAAATGCTGTGTAAAGGTGTTTTGTTTCGCTCAGTGCCGGGTAAAAGCCATCCTTCAGCTTGCCGGGCCTGATGCAAAGTATTGATGTTTGAAAAACCAGTGGCGGCAGGTCGCGCTTCATTTGGGCAATGTACTTTTTTCCTAACAGCTCAATATTCTCAATCGAACTCCACTCGCGGTAATACACCGCCACGCTCCGGAACTCCGCCAGCCGCTTCCGGTAATACGCCAGCATTTTTGTTGTATAGGTATTTTGCGGACGCTGCTGCAGGTCGTAAATTTCCTTAACCAGGAAGTGTATCATGTTAATCAGTTCCGGATCCATCTTTTCCCTGAACCCCAGAAACCAACTACCTTTTTTTGTCGTTGGCATATCGCTCATAAACAGCATGGAGTTCAGCCACGGGCAATTTGCCCAGGGGCCTTTAAAACCGCCGTTGGCCGGAAAAGTTTCATCTTTCAATTTATCGAAATTCAGGTATTTGGCCTCGTCTCCCATTACATACTGAAGTGTAAGCGAGTTCGAAGTTCCGGGAATATCCTGCGAAATAAGGTATTGAACCGAGCCGTTGTACCACGAAATTACATGGTCGAACCGTGCTGGTTCCCTTACTGGTTTCACAAAACCTGCCGATTTAGGAGGCTTGCAGCCGATATAATAATGGAGGTTTCGTTTAAATCCCATGTCGTCAAGCGCCTGAAGCGTTCCGGGAAGCGTTTGGGTAAGTATTCGCTGAAAAGCTGCCCCAACCATGCCACCCGCACTCCGGGGCATATACTGCACATTCCTAAGCAGCCAGGGCGCCGCCAAACCATGTGTTTTCCCAAAACGCCGCCCGGCAACAATTACGCTGGTGTGCGCAGCCGTGTACCGAAACTCGAGCTGTGGATCGGTGAAGTATATTTTTTTACTCTCCTTTTCCATCATCGGGTATTACTTCATAATCGGCATACTCAATTTCAATTTCGCCCTTGTACTTTTCGTACATTTTGCGTATTTCCTCCTCCTTGTTCTCAAGCCGCTTTCCGCCCATTACCGTTGGGTCGGTTGTTGGTTCAATACTTTGCGGAATTATATCTTCCCAGGGCATTTCCTGCGCATCTTCTTTGTCGAGCCGGTTGTATTTGCCCAGTTTATCGGCTGCCATAATCAGTTCTTTCAGTCGTTTCGGGCCGCCTGCTTTTGCATCGGCAATGGCTTCCTTCAGGGTTTCGTTTACCAGGTAGCGGATCCACTCCTTACCGGCATTTTTAACATTTCCCAATAAAATTCGCACATTCTGAATATCGATATAAGCCTGCGTCTGACTGATGTCGTATTCATTCATCAGGTAATCGCGAAGTACTTTATCTGGTATCGATGGGTTTTCGAGCGAATGGGTAAAGCAGAACCGATACCGTTTAAGTTGCCTTTGCTCTTCAGCCGTAAGATGCTCCATTTCGCTGAAGTCCTTAAAAAGTACATCGTGGTATTTATCAAGCGCTGGTTTTCGTGGCATTTCTTTAAATTTTAATCTTTGAACTTTGAACTTTGAACTTTGAACTACTCATTACCCTCCATTTTTTCCAAATATTCTTTTACAAATCCTTCGGCCTGCGGGCTTCCTTTTTTGGCAAACTCAACCGTCAGCCTTCTTATATCGGCCATGCTTTCCAATTTTCCTTTCAGGTAGGCTTTTGCCAGGGCCGAAGTTTTTCCGCGTATTTCCCTGCGGAACTGCACCACATCGAGGTCGAGCAGTATAGCAATTTCGTCAACAGTAAAAAACAGCCCTGCATATTCGCGCACCTGGTTCAATGTTTCCTGGCTATTTTCCATCATACAACACACAGCAGTTTTTCATAACCTCAATTTGAGTGAGAAATTCGGTAATAAAAACCTGATCGGAAAGGATAATCCCGGCTTCGTACCTGTGGTTGTTGGTGGCGTTGTTGCTCATTACTGCCAGGTACTGCACCCCGGAACCAGATGCATAAATAAATTTGCTGTGGTTGTTGGCCAGGTAAAGCCTGTCAACATTGCGGGCTGCATACAGTGTGATGCGTGGGTTACGGCTGGCAATGGTAAAATCCAG